CGGAATCAGCATATTTTATCCAAGTATAGTATGTTTTACCATCTTTTCCCTGTGCGCCTTGAACACCCTGATCACCTTTGTCACCTTTGATTTTCACCCATGTGTACGCCACGACACTCATGCTGTCTGCTTCTGTAAAGTCTGTATACGTGCCAATCCAATCACCAGTGGCTTCACCATTATTGGCTGTAAAAGTTTTGCCACCATCATTTGAATATTTTGCATGAAAATAACTTGTTCTTCCGTCAGCTCCCGATGCTCCCGGCGTTCCATTTGTTCCATCGGTCACTTTTTGCGTATGTGTACCATTTTTGTCCGTAATTGTTATTGTTGTAACATTTCCAGATTTTGTTACTGATGCTATTGGGCTAACTCCATCTTCACCCTTGGCTCCAGTATCACCTTTGATTTTTGTCCATTGATATGCAGACGGCAAGGTGCTGTCTGCCTCTATAAAGTCAATATATTGTCCGATATATAGCTTATTAGTACTATCGTTTGTACTAAAGCCACTAGTACCGTCAGCGCTATTGGCATATGCAATGTGCAGATACGATGTCTGACCGTTTTCTCCATTGATTCCCGGTATACCTCTATCGCCCTGTGCGCCTGTGTTACCCGTAATACATGATGCATCACTATATGAGATAACACCAGATTTTGTCACTGTCTTTGTCCTACACCATACATATCTTCCTTCAACCCAGTCAGGAGAATCAGTTTGCCACATTCCGTTTACTGGTTGGTCTTTTGATGTTGAGCTGTAATATTCAATAATGACGTTCTGGACAGATGAATTAGCAGCATTTAGTGCATTGTTGGCAGTATTCTTGCTGTCTGTGATGGTGGTATTTACATCATCGCTGAGCTGCTTCCAATTGATTTTTCCAACAGTTATGCTATCTGCATCCAGATTCTTTACAGTTATAATTGATGCATCAATAGTTCCTGCCGTTAACTTATCAGCAGACATGCCCTGAATTTTTGCATTGGTAATTTGTGCGTCACCAATCATTACATTTGTTATCCAACCCTGCTGAATATTCGCTTTATCAAGTCTAGCAAATAATATATTTGCATCATTTACCGTGATTGTGCTTGCTTGCAAGTTGGTGATCTTTGCATCTACAGCGTTTAACTGATTGAATGTGGCTTTTTTTGCCGTAATTTCTTGAAGGCTAAGAATATCGTCTTTAATTCGTTGCAACGCTATTTCGGATGGACTTTTCACCTCTTTTTCTTCGAAGCCATAAGATGACACTTCCGACAGCAAACCACCATCAAATGTAATGGTGTGCTGCATCACTGGAACATCTATAAGATTATTTTTGGCATCAACTATTGTAACGACATCACCTACGTCAAGCCTCGGATCTCCCATAAATGAAAATGACACTGGATAATAGCTCATATCCTTTATTTTTTTAAGGATTTTATTGAGCCATTCCTGTGTCATTACTGGATTGCTTAAATTTGTATTTATATTTGTTCCTGATTCATAATGATTGTTCTCTGTATCACAGCTGATGCCTGAGATTTGGCACATCGTTTCTGACTGTAACAAATCATCAAAATATCTATTGGTCTTAATTAGATATGTGTGTGATTCTTTTAAAAATTCGATTGTATTATAAATGAACGATAGGTTCTGGTCTTTTAAATAGCTACCTGCTGTATCACCTATTTTTCCTGGGTGATCAGTTGTTAACGCTTCGTACCATTTAAACGTTACTTTTCCGTTTCTGTCGCATATAGCAAATGTACCATGGAGTTGTGCGATGTATCCAACCACCTGCTGCATTGTGAAACCATCAAACGGCTCTTTGTATGTTTTTTCTCCCGACTGGTCGTTAACCGTCAATATTTTATCTATCATCAGGCTATCAGATAATTTGCTTGTGTTAAACTCAACACCTGTCTGTTCACTTATATCAGTCAAAAATTCTTTACTTTCTACTGGATACTTCACAATTTTACTTTTATATGCTTTAGCTAACTTTGACTCCAACCTGTCATATGCTGTAAAAGTAAGCAGATTTCGGTCTTTTTTTTGCTCTTTTATTGTAAAATACCCCATTGGTATCCATTCTATAGTGCCATCAGCTGTTGCTCCGATTTCAAATCTTACTTCCGTACCTTTTACAAATTTTTGCGATTTTGTAAACATAGATACTTCTATTTTGGAAGCTATAGCTCCGCCCACATAAAAATAGCTATCAGGAGTTGAGAAATTTGTTTGCACTATCTCTTGGATTCCATCTGATATTCCGTTTAGCCTTGCGTAGAACGTTCTTCCGCTGCCTGATATAACTTTATCTAATGCTTCTGATACCTGATACATGACGATTTCCTTTCTCTAGCACGGTATACTCCGTGCTAGATATTTGCTTTATTTTTTATTCTCCGAGGATGTATCTTTTTTCTTCTTCTGTGAGAACCTTCATTCCTTTAATCTTTTCTGCCGACACTTTTCCACTTTTGTACAGTCTTTTTAAGCTCTCTACCAAACTTCTCATGCCAGTACTCCTTCCTCGATCAGCTGCAAGGTATATGCATCTATCATTTCCGTTGCGTATCTTGTCATTTCTTCGCTTGGCTCTGTATCGCCTTCGTAATCAAGATATTGCTCTGGGGCTTGAATAATCTCCTCTTGCGTCAACTTAAATGTCCTGAATATATTGCCATCATACTCATACATCGTCTCACTGCCGTTTTCTGGACCATCAATCGTAATCTTCTGCTCATCTGTACAAATGACTACATCCATTCCTTTTTCAAGCGGATAGAATGCTGCACTTAACTGTGGCAGCGTAAATCTCATCTTTTCCATAATTGTTTAATCTCCTCTCATGAGTGGATACAATTTCTTTACATCTCTTTATATCTTCCGAGACATGATACTTTTGTTGAAAACGTTGTGTGTTTGAATGTTTAATAGCTCCATAACGCCCGATATAGCTTTTAGCCAATGACAGCGGCACTTCTTTCTTTTGGTGGACTCTTTTTCTTACCTTCTTTGCAGTCCTTCTAAATCTCAAGAAATTTGATGAGCGTACAGTAAGACTTCTTCTCGATATTTTTCTTCCTAAAATATCAATGTATGTAACACTCAGATCAATGAATTTTGATGTTTCCTTAATTTCTAGCTCTAAAAAATCTGAAACATAACTTGAAAATCTTTTTACTGCCATTTTTAAATCCTTCAAGCTTTTCGAAACGATTAGTATATCGTCCATTTGAAACAAAGCATGAGATACAAGATTGACACGATTAGCAGCTCCATTCCTATGTTTTCTTAATTTGCATACCTGCTCATTAACATAATGACACGCATATGACATGTAGTAATTCGCAAGATATTGGCTAAGGTATGAACCGATTGATAATCCACCCTCAAACGAATCAATTAAGAAGAAAACGAGATGTATAACATCGTCGTTATCTACATCTCGCCTTAACAATTCTTTTAATTTGCCTTTAGGTATGGTTTCATAATAATGCCTGATATCTGCTTGCCATCCCCATCTTATATCATGGTTGTCTACCCATTTCTTAATCGCTTTTGCACCAAATTCGCATCCTTTGTTCTTTAATGCTCCGCATTGGTAAAAGCCTATTTTCTTTTGGAATAATTCTTCCATTGCATATACAGCTATATAGTCGTATATCTGTTGCTTTACATCTTGTATTCCTATCTTTCTAACCTTTCCGTTACACTTATCAACTTGGTATCTGTAACGAATTGGCTTTACAATATATTTCTTTTCGATAATTTCTTGTTGTATACCGTCTATAACAGTATTGATCAATCCTTCCATCATGAAGTGCTCTTTGCAGATCTTTTTTATGATTTCACATGGCAACTTTGAGTACTCTGAGAACATTCTTATAGTGTCCCCTCGGTTCATCTTTCCACTTATGCAATCTCTTACTGCTCGTTCAATCAATATTCTGTTAGCTATATCTATTCTTTTACAACAACGTTTCAAGTATTTTTTATCCTTTTTGTAAATATCGTTTAAATTCCGAGGGACGTTCGGATGTCTACTAGCCCCAGCCCATGTCTTACACATGGGCTGCCAGAATGTCCGTCGACACCCCAGTTCCCTTTCTGATGCCTATTTAAGTGTTGCTTACGCAACAACGGAATTGCATCCGCGAAATGCCACACAAAGTACCAACGTACTATTTTTATTTCGTCAAATCTATAATCGCAAAGCGCGTAGTTCCAGTTCGCGTTAGTCACGTCGTTCCTGAGATTCACGTAGGAAAGCCCAGCGTTCGACCTGTTCCTGAGATTACCGCGCCGCCAGTGTGGCAAGTCCTATATTTTTTTATTGCTATTTTCTGTTTCTGTTAAGAGGGGCGATCCCCTCTTTTGCTACGCAAAATTCACCCCCGAAAGGTTCGGAATTAAACGCAAAGCGCGCAGTACCAGTCCGCGCTAGCCACGCCGCTCCAGAGATTCACGCAGGAAAGCCCAGCGTCCGACCAGCCCCCGAGATAACCGCGCCGCAATGCTTCTCGCCAACCTGTTCCTGTACTACCAGTATATTGTCTGTCGCCAATTCCTACAGAATCGCCAGAGCCTTTTGTTTTTAGCCACGTCACACCGCTCTTGAGATCCATATCAATGTCACCTATCCAACAATCCTCTGACGTGGTGAAATCAGCTGTAGCCACCTTTTCCCAATCTGATGCAGTTGATGACCACGCACTCTTGCCACGGATATAGTATTCAGCTGTACTCGCCGTTGTCTTGTTCCATAGCTCATTCATGGAGATATAGTATGCACCCACCATATCTTCAATGCCGCCAAGCTTGAATGCGTGCTTACCGTCATTCTTGACATATCCGTCGACTCCAAGTACATTGTCAGTGGTTCCAGAGTGTAATGGCATACTTGATATATATGTATCCTCTGTAATTGTCATTCCACTCTTATCAACATATACTCTGCTGTTGGAGGTTCCATCAACTGCTACTATCGCTGTGACTCTAACCTTATCAGCAATATTCCTCATGTATGCCTGTCCTCTATCCAGTTTATCGGTATGTCCCGTTGCATCTCCGATTGATACTGTACCGCCCACATAAAAGTTGTTAGCCTGCGTTGTAGTTAAGGTTACATAGTTGGCATTCTCATCTGCCTGAGTAACCTTGTACTGTAAGTTATATTCTGTATAGCCCTTGAATACTTTTTGACTGTTTTTGGTTGCGTACTTTGTCCATAGCATACACAGCAAGTATGCTGTTCGCTCTGATCCAGAGCCGTGATATCCAGTTCCTTTCTTTTGAAGCTCGGTATTTCCAGACTGGGCTGAAACAAAGTTATAAATTGCATTTCCAGATGATGAATATAAAATCCCGTCAATTTGTCCTGCATAGTATTTTGTCAAAATACCATAACCGAGTTCTTTATTGCACCATGGTGTAACTGTTGTGCACTCCAATTCAGGATGTGGCTTCGTTGCAAAATGCACAATGTAATATGTGTCAAATTTCTGAATGCCCCAATAAGTTAAAGGAACCATAACTCCAACATCTACTTTTCCAATGTCAGAATATCCGTTACCGCCTTTAATCGCTACTGGGGTCTTATTCTCCTGCTCGTCAATTACAAAATTACAATCAATTGTCTGAAAAGCACTATGATTTGCAAAATCATCCTGCCCCTTTACAGTTTCCGTTGAAGGTACGGCTGTTAATCCAACTGATGCATTCATTTTTTCACCGCTAGGACTGGTGCTTGTGTCATAATAATAAAACTTTGTGGAAAATACCTCATCTGTTGCTGTTTGCTCCCAGAAATTCTTCCAATCAAATTTTGAGACATCAGTTACCATTGTTTTAACTACTTTTAGTAGTTCCAAAATTTCCTGCGATGTTGACTCCATTGCCACATCTACTGCTACCTGTGCCATCTTTTTATCCTCACTTTCCGTCGTCATACGTCACCCTCAGTCCGCCACTTTCATTTATGCTCAGAGTGATCCCTTGACCATTTGCTTTCTTTGCAAGTTCCTTTGTTAAATCCGCTATATTAGTTTCTTGAGTTTTTGATGCAGCCTTTAATTTTTCCACATCTTCCCATTTTGCAAGATATATTATTTTGTCAGCCATACACCTTCCTCCTCTACTTTTATCCTTGCAGCCAAGCACCCTTTGGCTGAGTCGAAGAAAAATTCTATGCCGGTACCACCAGCCTTTGTTTTTAGCGCTGCGTCCTGCTCTGTATTCTTCTTTTCAACCTTTGCGAATCTATCTCCAACTGCTTTTGCATCGGCTGGCGTGTCTGCTTGTGACAATGTGGTATCTGTAGCATCTCTAAAGGATTTTTTTACATTTGATCCATCAACCTGCATTACGCCTTCTGCGTTGTCATACACAAGAAAAGTATCTGTGGATTTTACAGCCGTTTTTTTCTTATATTCCGTCCATAATCCCATAATGATCACCTAGCCTTGCTCATCAAATTTAATGGCTGCGCACTGTTTTTCTGTATCATAGTACAAAGTCATTCCTTTTTCTGTTACCTTTTTGCCTAATCCATCCCCGACTGCTTTTGCATCTGCAAAGGCATCAGGAACAGTGAGTGTTTTGTCAGTTTCCAACGGATGAGTCTTATGATACTTTTCAACAGCCGCATCAATTTGATCTTCCGTTACAGTTGCGTTCTGAACCTTGCGATTTAAAATGCCAATGACGTCTTCTGGTTTCATCTTTTACTCCTTAAATCTTGTTCCATGCTGCTGTTGACTCTTCAAATTTGTAGTAATCGCCAGTATCACTTGCCAGAAAAGAGCTGCCTGTTGCAACATACGTGGGTAGTTTGTCAACATCCTTAACAAGTCCCTCATAACTACGTATATTCCCTTGTGCAGACGTACACACCAATGTACCCATATCTGGCACTTCTTGACCAGGCTTATAAAACTGTCCATCTTGTTTCACCATATAATCATATGTCATGCTTTTTCCGCCTCACTTTCCTCAAGCATCATGCTAATTGCTTCAAATTCAAGCTCTGATGCTTCTATGTTTTCAATCAAGCTAATTGGAATCTTGTAAACATCTACATCAACTTCGATTCCATCCAGTAATTCACCCAACTCCGTTTCTAAATTTTGCTCCATTCCCTTTTTAGGCACAATGTCGCCATTTTCCTTTTTATCACAGTACTTTTCAATCAATTCATTTCTTGATTCTTGAAAAGGAATCGCAGCCTTATCCAGCGTTTCAATATTACGGTTAATTGCGTAAATTGCCTTAATCGGCTTTCTTACGCCATTGTTTTTAAACGATAAAAGTCCATTGATTGTCTTTACCAGTGTTCTATTTGACATCTTCATTTTGACACCTCATTTTTCGATAAAATTTGCAGCAACACCAACATATCTGGGCAGTATATCGGCGTATGAATACACCGGATATGTTGGCGTTCCAACATAAAATTTGCGTGTTTCTGTTTTCCCAGACTTCGGATTTCGGAAAGTGATCGGAAAAAATGGTGGTTCTATTGCAGCAGCAAAAGCTGCTGCTTCTTCATCATCCAAAGGCGCCAGCGTAAGATTTAACTTAATTTTCTTTGCTTTGATGTCACCTTCCATATCGCCAGACGCAACTCGCCCCGTATTGCGGCTCCAGATGATGTTATCTGTTATCGTCAGATCTTTAGCTTTCAGCTCCAATCCACTTATGATTACAGTTTTTACTGGACCATCCATTGCATTGTTTCCCTCCTTTACGTTAAAAGTTGCGCCTTGCCTGTCTGCATAACACGTGAATTATTCTCGCTCTTCACCACTTCAAAAATGCGCCTTGCATCGCCTTGAAGTGTGACATTGACGGTTACATTTCCACTGCCACCTATTTGCGACATTGCAGTTTGCATTCCTTCTGCTACTGCACTTTGCATCACGCTTGCAAGCTGCGATTCGTTGAGTACTTCCGTCCTGCCGCCTACATGTCCCACAAGTTCTGGCCCGGCCTCTCCTGCAATAAACATTGAACCTGCATTTACAGTACCGCCTGCATATCGTGGAATGGCGCTAAAGCTTGACATGAAGTCTTTTTTGATGACTCCTCCACTGCTAAATTGTGGTATGCTATGCCACCTTCCACCATAAAAGGCTCCACCTTTAGCTTTTCCTCCGCCACTTATAACACTACTTATAAATGCTGTTATTCCCGATAGTATCAGTGAGATTCCTGGTTGCCTTGTGACTTGGTTTACATATCCTAAGATCCCCGATAAAGACAGACCGCCAGTTTGCGCGATGTAAGAAATCCATGCGCCAATGCCGTTCAATGTCATTCCACCGACCTGTGCAGCAATGTTGGAAATCCATGCGCCAATATTGCTTAATGCTAGACCGCCAGTTTGCGCGATGTAAGAAATCCATGCGCCAATGCCATTCAATGTCATTCCATCGTTTTGTGATCCGATATATGATACCCATGCACCTATATCTTTCAACGTCATCCCGCTAATTTGTGATCCTATATTTGATATCCAAGCACCTATGTTATTCAATGTCATGTTTGGGGTTTGAGAGCCAATATACGATATCCACGCGCCAATATTGTTTAATGTTAAATCTGGCTTTTGAGATCCAATGTTGGAAATCCATGCACCGATATTGTCAAGCGTTAGATTTTGAACTTTTGAACCTATATAGCCTATCCAAGCACCAATGTTATCAAGCGTCAATCCACCTGTTTGCGACACTTGGGATATGCTACCTTTTAAATCACTAATTGTTCGGTCCGAGATAGAGTCTTTCTTCTGCGTCAGCGCTGCTGTGAAATCGAGAGATTTCATATAATCAGGTAGTGCATTCTTTGCGTTTACGATGCTTGCCGATGCTCCTTGTATAGTCTTATCCTGCTCTGTAAGTTTGCTTGTATCAAGGCCACCAACTTTCAGCTTGACTTTAAACTCCTTGTCAAACATATCAGTCAAAGTATTGCTGATTCCTAACGTAAAATCATCCTGTTTAAGTGTTTCTGTTACGTCATCTAGCGTATTTTTCAGCTCATCTTTTAAAGACTTCCAAACACCCGTGAATTTTATGTTTCCAAGGCTTGTTACAAGCTTTTCAGTGTTTGTAGCGGCAGTTTCTGCATTCCCACCATACCTTTGTGAAGCTGCACTGATTCTATCAAGAGTCTCTTCTGCTTCATTTTTTGTGCCTATTAAGTCTATGATATTTTCCGTTTGTTTGGAAAATGGGTCGTCTGCTCTCACCAATGCATTGACCATTCGGCTTTCAGATTCGGTTAATTTGTCTATATCCAATGATCCATCTCGCATCTTTTGGAAAAGATTTTCTAAATCCGTTTGGAATTGATCCCACGTGCCTGGTTTATCATGTGTCCATGCATCATAAAGTACTTGCTGATTTTTTGCAACTGAGTTGACAAGCTCTGTTACCGCTCCGTCTAACGACAATGCAGCGTCTGAATAAATCTTAGCTGCATCTTGCATAGACTTTTTAAATCCTTCTTGGATGGCCAAATTTTTCTGGCTTTCGATTAAGCTCTTTAATGCACCATCAGTTCCTTCGTAAGCCTCTCCAACCTTGCCAATCAAATTTGCAGCTTGCGGTGCATACTCTACGATTTGGTCATAGTAGGTTTTGAATAGTGACATGTCCGTCTCGGATAGGCTTCCGTTCTTTTTCAGTTTCTCATTCAGTTCAAGGAACTTATCGACAATTATGGAAACATTTTCAAATTTCTCAATTTCTTCCTGTTCCATTGCTGGCCATTCGATTTTAAGTTTTGAAAGTGCTTTATTCAGATTGTCTGCGATAGCTGTATACTTTGTATCGGGTCCACCAAAAACAGCAGCCCATGCGGTTTCAAACAATCCAAAAAATGTATTGACAACTATATTTGCACTTGTTTTTAAAATTCCACCCCAATTAATTCCTTTGATGAAATTGTTGATATCAACTCCAAGGGATCTCCAGTTAAAGGTTGCTGCAAACTCACTTATTGACGATAATACACCCTTAAAAGCTTCTCCAAGTGCTTTTCCTGCCTGTGAGAAATCGGTTTCTGCCAAAATGGTATTTGCGCTATTTGCAAGATCCTTTCCGATCTTTTTCCAATCAACTTTGACCGAAAATGTAAGCAACGACGCAGTAGCGGTATTAAGGCCATCAGAGAGTACTCCACCCAAAGCATTAAAATCAATGCCATAGAAAATGCTGTTGACTCCGTTTGCAAAATTGTTAGCGATACTTTTAAAATCAACTCCATTGATTGTTGTGCTGAGTGTACTTACAATTCCGTTGATCCCACTTGAGATTGTATTGCCTATAGCTTTGTAGTCTCTATCTGCAAAGATGCTGTTTATTGTATCTGCAAGCGCATTACCTGCCTCTTGCCATCCTGTAGTACCTCCAAAACTAATCGTTGACATATCAACTACAAATCCATCAAGGAAGCCCCACAAAGCCTTGTATTTGGCATTTAAAGTCCTTCCAAGGCCATTCCAGTCGATTGTATCAATAGCGCTTCGAAGTCCTCCAGACGCAAACTCCCCAATTGATTTCCAATGTGTGGTGTCAATAAAGGTATTGATTGCACCTACAGCTGTGTTGACTGCTTCTCCAAGTGTTCTTCCAACACTCTTATCAAGACCTTCCGTCTCAAAGAAGCCATTTATAAATGTTCCTGTGACTTTGGCAATTTTGTTTGCCCGCTCCTTGATTGGCTCCCAGTCAATGGAATCAAGTGCATCACGGAGTTTTGTTCCAACTATTTTGCCGATGTCAGTAAAATCAGATTTCGTCCAAGCATCCTTTACGAGATCTGCAAAGTTAGATACTGCTCCTGGTATATCCTTTTTTGTAAAAAGTATAGGATCTTCCGTTCCTGAGCCGTTTCCAGAACCACTTCCACTTCCTGAACCGCTGTTAGCTGCGTTATCGAGATCTTGCGAAAATTTTTCAATTTCGTCAAATCCCATTAACTCACGCTTTAGCTCATCGGTCTTGTCCTTTAGCTTATCAGTTGCGTCACTTGCTGCATCACCTGCAGATGCTGTGCCATTTAAACTGTCGCGATAGTCTTTGATGTTTTTTACAGCTACCGTGTATGATGTTTGCCCTGTTATTGATGCTATGAAAGCACCTACAGCATTGATTCCTGCAACTGCATAATCAACAATTTGGTCGATAATTGGTCCAACGATATTTAATATTGGTTCAAATGCCGCAGCTACGCTATTTCCAACATACGACATGTCAGATGTTAATAGCGACAAACTTTTGTTCGCTCTGTCACTGAACACAACAAGGTTGTTTATTCCATCCTTGATTCCTGATCGTAATTTGTTAAATAGCACATATAAAGACCTGATTCCAAAACCGTAGCGCAACACAGTTGTGATTCCATGCTTTAATTTCTTGTTAAAGTCTCCGAGACTGGCTGAGGACTGGCTGAACGGACTCTTTAACCCAGATAATGCGTTTTTGCTTGAACCAAAATTCAAAAACTCCCATGACAATTTTGCAAAGTTTTTTGTGAACGACAATATCTGCTTGTTTACTTTCGCTGCAAAAGATCCTATTTTGCCAATTGCACCTGCAACAGATATCGCTTTTCCTACAAATCCACCCATAATGCCTGCCAAATCACTTATATCTGATTTTAACTGGGATAGGCTAAGTGGCAATTTTTGCATGTTTCGGTTCAGCCTGTTGATATCCTCTGGCATATCTCTAAATATTGGTGGCTCTTGTGCAGCAGCAGCCAAGGCATCTTTAAATGTCTGTTCTGTTCTGATTACTTTTGATACATCTTCATTGTATTGTCTTAACTGGTTTGAAGCGTTGCTTGTTTCCCTCGCAGTTTGACTCATTGCGTTTGATAAGCCGTTGCCACGAAGTTCTTCTGGAAAACTGCTTGGTGGATACTCTTGCCATTCACTTTTTGGCTGTCTAAGCGTTATACCTTTTTGAGCTGCAATAGTTGATAAATCATTCGCATAAGCTATCGCTTGCGACAAGTCATTAACCATCTGTGATACACCATCAGTATCAAGAGTCCTCAATGCTTCTTGCATATTTTCCTTTAAGCGCACTATCTCTTTTGAGATTCCCACAAATTCAGTTTGAAGCTCTTCAACACTCTCAGGAACGTAAAATTCACCTAAAAACTTTTGACTTTCTTCCCTTGCTTGCTGTATCAGATTTTTATAGTCTTCTAACCACGGAACGCTCTCTGGCGCAACGGCTTTATTCGCTGCATTTTGAATGATGGTCTTTTCTGCATCTGATAGTCCAGTATGTTCTTTTCCGATTATTGATTTTAAATTTTCTCTGTTCAGCTTTGCAATTCCAGAAAAGTCAATGTTTTTTAAAGAAGCCAGTTCGCCCAAGCCAAGTTCTTTAAGCCCTTTGAATGCTCCTGCCAGGCCTTTTCCATCTCCTATAGCATTCGTAACAGATTCGATGGTTGACCTTAAATTGATAAGGTCTTTCATTTCACTGTTTACAACATCGGTTACGGTCTGTTGCTCTTTTTCAAATGCCCTAGTCTTCTGCCCGATGGCACTTGTGACTTCTTTTACGCTTTCTGTTTCACCATTTTCCGATAGCTTTTTGCCACCATAAACATCGTTTTCAGTTATTCCATACTTCTCGCTAAGGTTGGGAATGTCTTTTGCGGCAAACTTTGATAGCTCAGATTCAATCTCTTGTACTGGAATTAAGCCGTTTTTGATAACATCCTGTGATGTCATCACAGCTTCCTTGCGTATGTCTCTTAAGCGCTCTACTACGTCCTTGAACAGATCTGTTGCGTTCTTTGTAGTATCAAATGTGGTATTTATTGATTTGTTCATATCATCTATGAACGTCACAAAATCTGTGCCACTATTTGTTGTGGAGAAATTCTTTCCAAGTACACTTCGCAGATCGGCAAATTCTCTATCTGTCTTTAGGTCATTTTTTACACCAATCGGGATTTTTATATTTCGAGCTTTTTTGATATAATTATCAAAGGCCTTTTCTACGCCGTCTAGCTGTCTGATCTCCTTAACGTTCTGTGCAATGGTATTTTTTACATTTTCCATCGCACTTTCCACGTTCTCCATGGCTCGTTTCCATGTGTCCTCGGAAAAGATTGAACCCTTCTTTTCGTTAAGTTGCAAGTTGTTAAGCTTAATAGATGCTTCTGCAAG